AAGCAGACAATGAAAGCCATTTCACCTATGAGCCTCATCGTAATGTTTATGGAATTCCGCGACGCTACCTTTTCCCGTGGCTTTACACACAAAACATTTCCAATGACCCGCCATAGAAATAGTGTTACTTAACTAAAGTCGATAGTCAATTACTGTCGGGCGTGTCACTCGTCGTCCTCGTCCCAATTACTAACAAACAAGTAATCCTCATTAAGCATTTCACGGGCTGCATCCACCATCCCAGTCATTCTCCACTGAGGCATTTCGCTACATACTGGTGCCAATTGGGTTTCACCATTAGGATCAATGTACTCAGCAATAATTACCCATGACGTAATCATGACGGGGCCTTCAGCATCAATAAGACCGTCAAGCGCCCACAAAATTTTTGCCTCTTGTGACGAACTCGCGTCAGGTTGATCTTTTTCTTTAGGCTTAGGTTTCGTCACACTCCAAGGGTACGCCCTTAACGGTTGTCTAGTAATCGACATGTTGGGCAACCCTCAGTTTCTAACCGGGGTTTCCAAACTGGTAAACCGCATCTAAGACACATCACAATTTTGTTGTTTTTTTTGAACTCAATCAGCATCTGTGCCGCGTTAGGTTCCAATGTTTCGCCCCTTTTCCATTTGCCCAAACCGTGTAGAAAGCAGCATCCTGCCAGTAACGGTTCCAGTTTTCAATAGGTTTATTTCTAAGTTCCTCTATTTCATCTTGCAAACCAACTTTCTTGGCTTCAGGTAAAAGAATCCACACAAGTGAATCTCTCCAAAAATTGTCTAAAAATTGGTATGTCCCTGCGGCACTACTAACCGTGCTTCGTGCCCTGTAATTGTGTCGGGATTCGCGGAATGAAATACATTCACGCTGATTTTCAAGTTTAGGGTCAAACCATTTTCCTGTGTATAAGGAAGGCTCGAAGCCTTTCCAGTCTTGCGCGGCCTCACTGTGAGCCGATCTATATTCGTGTGATTGTGGAACTTGAACAACGGGTGAAACGATTACTGCTACTGACATGAAAATGCTGAGAATCATTATGCTCCAATTTTCGAGGTACAGGGCAAGTGTTTGTCAGTAGGCCACCTCTTTCAATTGGATTAGTGTTTTTACAGTGTAACGTATTGTGTGGGGGTTTATTTTACTTTTTGCTGTAACGCGGTATCTCACTCATCACTTTACCTCCGGTGGGTCGCAGCGTTCGAGTGTGGCTAACGTATCTAAAATTGCTCCAGTATTCCAATGTATCAAATAATTATCCCCAGCCATTTTCGCGCCAACTTCGTCGTAGTAAACAGAAAAAGGGCCAAATCCCGTTCCGGTTTTGTACGTCCCGTTAACCCATTCATGCTCTTTCAGCGTCGGGATCAATTCGGCAGGGGAGGGTGGGACGCACAACGACAAGTCAGATGATCTTACAGTCCCGAAATTACCGTCATCCCAATTTACATTGACATAATATGGTTCCCGGCAGAGAGATAGTTTCTCATCAGGTTCGGCTACTTCGGCTACTGTGCCAAAATCTTTATCCCATTGAACACGATCCCCAATCTTAAACTTCGGTTCGGGTGACCAACTTCCCACGTCGGGGAGTTCATTCCGCGCCGCCTTGAGCGCGGCACAGTGATCGTTCCAAGTAATAAACTCTCCTTGATCGTTTTCATTCATTTGGCTAAAGCCAACTTCCCAACGCCGTATCTCACTCATTTCGTTTCCCTTTCACTGCTGAAAAATTACCCGTTAATAGAAGTGCCAAGCATTTGTATAGTTAAATGTTCGGCACCCTCCTCCGACCAGCCCGAATCCAAAAACTGTTTCTTCAACCCGGTCGCCACAGCAACGTAATTTGCGGCTGCTTCCATCGCAACCAAAAGAGTTTCTGCGCTAGGAAATTCTGGTTCCTTACTCCTCATCCCAATCCCTTTCCCAAACGTGGAACCTGCCAATTATTTAAGCGGAAACAAAACGTGAACTCTTACCACGCATGTAAGGATTCTGGTAGCGGCACAAAGCACAATACCTTGATCCTCGTGTTTCCCCGTGGGCGCACTCTCCACCCGCAACACACCAACCATGCTGAGTGACACCTATTTCAGCCCAGACAGGATCCAAAGGTGTCTCGCAAATTAGACATTGCATCGTTTTCCTCTTTTCCCATAGTGCGGTTAGGATAAAGCATAACGCAGGTTCTCTAACTCCCCGTCTAGCCACTCCGTGAAGTTCCCTAACGACTCTTGGGGAACATGCACCCCGACACCCATACTGAACACGTTAGAGGTCGAATCCATGATTATTGCCACATCAACAGGGCTTTCACTCTTAGCAGTCAACAAGGATTCAGCCCACTCATTAAAAACTTGTTTCCTATCAGCCGTCGGGTCACCCCAACCTCCCGTTGTCCAACCGTCGAATACTTCAACCCAACCCTCAATACTGGTTTCGTTGTATCCCCTCCACGAACTCGTGTTTTTGTAAACACGAGACATTTTCAAATCATCGAAAGATTCCCCGTAACGGTTTTCAACAAAATTTTCGCTCACATACACGGTGACAGGTTTTTCGTCGTAATCGAACTCGTAACCCGGCCCAACCAAATAAACCGTTGACGCGCTGTTACGGTCATCTATGTAGCAGCCCTCACAGAATGTTTTACCGGATGATTCACTACCGTAAAACACGTCGTCGTCAGAATTGATCAGGTCAGTGCAATTGTCACACTTAAAAGTTTTTTCACTCATGATGATCCCCATTCCATTTCGGCCTCCTTCAGTGTTCGGAAGTATTTTCCGCTAAACAAAGACCCGTTTTCCCATTGCCAAATAGCAAAAGGGTGAATTTCTTGTGCCCGTGCTGCAAGCACTTTGATAAAACCGTGATAGTCACGCACATCAATAATGGTGGCATCCCCCGTTTCCAAGGGAATCACGTCACCTACGTCAGGCACAATTCTCATTATCGTTTCCTCTTTCCGTATTTCTGAAGCAATTCTTCACGTTTCGCTTCCACGCTGACATTGTGCTTACCGGCGAGGGCTGATTCGATGATTGACTGGTTTTCCCTATAAATGTGTTTCGTGGTGTGCGGAATCGAATCTTGAGCAAGGTTCCATTCCGATATTGCGGTTCGCTCAGTTTTGATTACGTTGGGGTAGTCCCCGTACACGCTGTGGATCGTCAGGAACTCACCTGAAGCGAGAGGTGCGCTCGCGTGACGCTTAGCATCCCTAGCCTCTTTAACGGCCTTAGCCTTGCTTACAGCGGCTTCCCGCTCTGACCTGTTTTTCGATTGAATCGTTGCAGGCTGATTCAAAACGTGAGCGGGGGCTGACGGGTAACACACCGTGCAAGCGGTTTCGCCAGCGAGAGCCACAATTTCGTTTTCAGGATCTGAACTGTATTGGGTTAACCACTCGAATTCGGTTGTTGGGAAACACGTTGAACAGTTTGGTGTGTGGTGGACGTGCCCGCCTTGATTCGTGACGAGGAAAGCCCGGCTCCAATTGAACTCGTAGTACAGGTCACCTAATTCTTCACGCTCAATTTCTATGTCTTGCGTTGCGGCTAAGCGTTCCCGATAGTTTTTTAGGATTTTAATGGCCCGTAATTCACCGTCTAATTCTTTTTCGGCAAGCACGATCATGGCTTCAACTAAGGTTCCTGAAAATGATTGTGTTTTCCACGAGTAATCTTGACCGGCGGCGGTTCGGGCTTCAGCACCGGCTAAACCTAATGCGTAGGTAGCGGCTTGTTGCGCTTCGTATAGTTCGGCTAGTCGCTCGTCTACGAGGACTGCGAGTTTTTTTAGTTCGTTCATGTTGTACCCCTTTCCTTAATTTAACCCCAGTTTAGCACTAGGGGTTATGTAACTGTTATTCGGGTAGCCCATCCAAAAACGCACGAGCCTCAGCAATCTTTCGCTCCCTCAGCAACGCGCCCGTCAACCGCTCACGGACGATCACCCCATTCTCACGTTGAACCTCACGCAAAATCTCCCGATACTCTTTTTCGTACCGCAACCTCAAACGCCTTAAGGCGATCACATGACAATCAACAATTTGCTTCGCTCTCTCTCGCTTAGCGTCAACCACGAATCCTCCTAATGAGTGTGGGATTGATGTTGGGGCTTACCATTCCAAACGGAGGCACCAGAAAAACTAGCGATCTTCACCCAGTCGCCACCTTGAATTTTCCGGCGAAAGGTTTTACCTGTCGCGGTTTCGGTTGGCACAACGGTTTCGCTTGCCCAGCCCGTGTTCTCGAAAATGGTTTGTCCGATTGGCTCAATGGTTGCCCAACCGTTAGCGACTTTTACGACACGGTAAAAGTCAATGTTGGTTTGGTCGTATCCCCAACTGGATTTTAGAATTGATCCAACTTCGATTGTGTTTTCTTCGGTAGTGGTATTCATGTCATTTCCCTTTCGTTGGCTTACCCCCAGTTTAGCGCAGGGGGTTACGGCTTTTTGCAGTGGGCATCAAACTCCGCGCCAGATACACGCAAAGATCAATACGTCGAACCACATCCTGATTACGCAAAGACGAGAACGGATCGAATTTGTTTTTCGGTGAACCGTACTTCTCGCAAATTAAATATGCGTCCTGATTCGTCATCACCTCTGGAATACCCAACTCATTAACAAGTTGACGTTGAATCGTGAGTGCGAGCATTCCTTGTCGTTGTTTCAGATTCATCATTTTCTCCTAACGGCTCAGGCAGATACCGAATGGGTGATCTGCTTTCAGTGTTTTGTAAACCTCGGCGCGGGTCGCAACATCTTCAACGAGCGGATTGTCGAAAAACGCAATCGTCCATTGGAAGCCTGAGAGATCTGGCTTTGGTAGCAGGACGCAATCTTCGAGCGGGTAGGCATCCCAGCCGTCCTCGTGCTTGAACAGGACGGGCTTGCAGCACATGTATTTTCCTGAATACGTTCCAGTGTTGGCGCTCATGGTTTTCACCTTCCCTTCTACAACCATTGTACTACCCCCCCTGTGTTGGCATGACGGGGGGGTGTGATAAACTCAATTGCAAAGCAAACTAAAGAAAGGAAATCTCATGGCAGTAACACTTAAAAAAGCCGAAAAATATGCGGAAGCCATTGGCAAAAAGTTTGGTGCCGAAGAAGGCTTCGGGCCTCAAGTTCTGATTGGTGCCCAGTATTACGGTGCGCCCTTTACTGTGGTGTGGGAGGAAGGCCCGTATGAGTGGACGTTCCTTTTTCAGGAACTGGCCGCCGGTTACGAGGCTCAAGATCCAGAATTCGGTTGCAAGTATCAGCCATTCACTAATTTGCCGAAAGGCGTTTACGCGGAGGCTTACGCTTCCTACTCTTTGAATCTTTACGACGAGTAGTTTCCTGCCCGACCGACCCTACCTAACCCCCCTGTTAGTCGGGCATAACCCCCGTGGTAGAATTGGATTGCAAGGAAAACCCAACCAAAGGAGCCAAACATGAAAAGAGTCGTCGTTTGCGAAACATGGAAAACCCGCAAGACTGCGGAAAAGCATTTGCCCTTCTACCACTACGCGGCAAAAAGCGAACTCCCCCACTTAGGTGACCTCAACTACCGGATCATCAAATCCGCACAAAACTTTTTAATCGTCCGAAACCTACATGTAGGCGAAACCGAAAATTATGTTTCAACCTACATCACAATTCCCTAACCAAAGGAGACACCATGAAATTTGAACTGAACAACAAAATTGGTAAAACCCGGGTACAGGTTGGCGCTTTTTTAGTTAGCAGCAACGACCTATGCGAGGTAGTTTTTTATCGGGTGAACGAAGTAAGCGAAAAAAGGTTCGCAGTTCTAGAACCCGTCAATTCAGAGTTTTTAGAAACCGGAGTCATTCCCGGTTTCAAGTCCGCTGGAAAATCCTTTAGCCGAAAAATTAAAAGTTACGGTTCCGGCGACGTGGTTCAAATATCCAAAAATCTGAAAGCCAGCGTATGGGACGGCCACATCAAATGGTCATCTGAATTACAAAAGGAGACAACATGAAATTTGAACTGAAACTCAAACTAGACAACGACGCATTCCAAAACGGCAACGCCCCATTTGAGGTCGCCCGAATCCTCAAATATCTTGCCGATCAACTTGACCGCAACGGATCCTGTGACGGTTTAGCCTTTGACCTGAACGGCAACAATGTTGGATCCGTGAAATACGTTTTCCCGAAAGATGGTGATTAAGATGACATGGGATGAAGCCGTCGCAAACAGTGGACGATTCGCGTGGCGACTGGACGCTGAAGGTAAGCGCAACGGCCCTGTTTTGCAATGGGGCAAGCCGTTTATTCGGAGACACTTTGGCAAGGACTACCCGGCTATCCGTTGGAACGATGGAGTGTCTGAAGGTTGGATTGGGTTAGATCGTTTGACGTTGGAATGGGAGAGTGAGTGAGATGAGTAGAATCAAAGAGTTTAAGAGAACGCCTTTCACTGACTGGCTTGACGAAGTAGAAGGAATTTGCGTTGATTGTGGACGGAAACTAACCGACGAGGAATTTAACGGTAACTGGACTGGTGTTGGTCACGGTTGCAATAAATTGAAGGAGAGTGAGTGAGATGGAATGGAATGATTATTGCAAGCATGGAGTTTATATCGGTGATCGGTATGGCCCCGACTATTTATGTGGACGCTGTGAAGGTGGTGAGTAGATATGAAAATTCGTGTGAGTGTCACCGTTGATATTGACCCGGAAGCGTATGCGAGTGAATTTGGGTTAAGCCTTGATTCTGTTCGGGCTGATGTTCAGAATCACGCGCAGCAAGTGGTTTTGACTACGTTTGCTGATTACAGTTTTGATTCGGGAGGTGGGTGATTTGGAATTGACCGTGGTTATTGAAGCGAACGAGGTCACCGATGAGATTCTTGAAGGTGCCATTGATATTTATGAATCCTATTTTGTGGATGATCGGTCAATGGATTGGGAGGATTTTATTGGGACTCTTGAGGGCATCGAACTCAAGGACGGTACTTATCTGGATTTTGGCCCTGAGTTTCAAACTCCCGCTCAAGCCAAGATTAAGAGGCATGTTCTCAAATACCGGAATACTGGATAGCCTGTTTGTTTTTCACCCCCCGTGACACGGACGTTACGGGGGTTTAGTACAATAGGTTCAAAAGAAAGGAGCCAACCATGACCGACCCCGGCTGGACAACACAAAGCATCATCACACTCATAATCGGAGTCACCGCAACAATCGCACTCTGGGCCACATACCTGTGGTCAATCCTACAAAAAGAAGAATAGGAGAAAACATGAAAGACCTCATCATCGCCCACAGCGACTCATACGCCAACTGGATATTCGACCCCGACCACCCCACACAAGGACGACGATTCACCAACGGGTACAACGCCCTCATCATGCACATCAAATCCGAAGGGCTAACCCACGAAACCCGCGAACCAATCCCAGCCTTACGCAAATACCTCGAAACCGTCCACACACCCGCATACGTCACAGAAATTCTTTCCCAACACATAAGCGACGAATGGCTAGGGGTAAGACCCGACATGGCTCACCTAGCCGCACTCTTTGTTGGTGGAACGCAACTCGCCCTCAACGCCCTACGCAACAACGAAACACTCACAGCCGTGAACCTGCCCGGCGCTAAGCACCACGCCGCAACCGACCATTCAAGCGGATTCTGTGTGTTTGCGGATTTCGTGTTAGCAGCAAAAGAATTACGGGCTGACGGGAAAAAAGTAGCGATCCTTGACGTTGACGCGCACCACGGTGACGGAACCGAAAACCTGTGCTTCAACGATTCTGGGATCCTCACATATTCCATTCACGAATACGGGATTTTTCCCGGTACTGGGCTTAAAGACCATTTGAAAGAAAATGTTTACAATTGGCCTTTGGCGGGGAACGACGGGGATCGTGCCCTTTTACAGGGAGTGAACGATTTCCTTGACGTGGCATCAGGATTCAAACCTGACTACATTTTTGTGGTAGGTGGGGCTGACGGTCATAGTTTAGATCCCTTATCCAATCTTAATTACACGATTTCGGGGCTTGAACGTGCAATGGTCGTGGTGAGGGATTCTTACCCTGTCACACCGATTTTGTTTGGGGGGGCTGGTGGATACCAGCCTGACGGTGCCACCCCTTTAGTGTGGGCGAAAATGGTTACGGCGCTTGCCCGTTAAACCACCAGATTACTGAAATTGTCGCCCGTGAAATCATTCACCTGACCGAAACTAATTGGGATCACGTTAGGTACATTTCCACGCTTAGGCTCATACAAAGCCAACAGGACAGCCTCAGCCTGATCAGGGCTAGACACACCACGGCGTTTCATTTCCACTTTCGACTCAATCTGTGTACGCCCCGCACTATCCGTTTTGAACGTCGGCCCCGCTAACTGTGACAACACTTTCCGTTCCACGTTAAGGCGAACATCTTGCCTCCCCTCATTGTTAGGTTGCAGGAGCGTCCGGCCATTCCACCACATTTCAGCCCTCATGTTCTTAAACTTTTCGTGATCCTTAGCCCTCTCAGCAACATTCACGGCAACAATCTTAGATTTATGTTTCCCTTCCGTGCCCCATTTTTGCAGCATAGACACCACACCCCAACCCACACCGATAGTGTCAATTTTTACTCGTACAGGTTCACCAATTTCACGTTTGTCGTGTTCAGCCTCAGCCTGATGAATATGTCGCAAACACACCCCGGCAACGTCAACAGCGTTTTCGTTTACCGCCCCCGATGATCTATGAATAATCTCTGTGACGAAACCGTCGGCTCGCGCTATAACGAACTCGTCACCACCATCGGATGCAATATCTATCCCCAAACGAATCTTGTTCCCCACAAGGTGATCGTCGTTCGTCAACGAATTCTCGCACCAACTAAAAGGAATAACTTTATTTGCCGTGGAGCGCGGGAAACGCGCCCACACACGAGCCTCCACAAAAGGTGAATCCGCACCGAACTCGCTCGTAACATCATCCACCCACCTTTTATCCACCAAATGTTTAGTGATCAAATGTTGCTCAACTTGAGGTGGACACGTTTTACATATCCCTACCGTTTCGCCCGTAAAATTTGGTGTATCAAAAGCACTAATCGTGATCGGGTTAAACAGTGGGGATTCGTAGCAACGCTCAAACCATCCGTCCTCCTGATCAGTGGGCGGGTTACCCAACAACAATAGGCGAGTGTTGCCGCCCGTCATGAGGGCTTCCAAAGCCTTACCCACCACCTCACCGATACCACCGGCCTCATCAATAATAATCAGTAAATTAGGTGCATGGATACCCTGCGTCGCGGCCTCATCGTAAGGTGACGGAGAGAAACCGTAAGCAACAACGTCAGCCCCAACCTTCCACGTTTGAGTGAGAACCTCACCGGGTAACTTAGCCAAAAAATGACAACGCCGAATATGGGGCCAAATAATGTTTCTCACCTGACGGTGCGTAGGGGCAATCGTGATAGCCAACGCCGTACCGGGAGCGTGAGAAGCAATCCACCACGCCACAAGACGCGCAGACAAATGAGACTTACCGGGGGCATGGGACGCGGCCACAACGGTTCTCTGATTCACCACCACGGAATGAGCGATTTCGATTTGCTTCGACCACAAAGACTCCCCTAAACCATTCTCAATAAACCCAACCGGGTCACCCTCATAAATAGCCCAAGGATTATTCACCTCCGCTTCCAAAAGCATCCCCAAAGCGTTTTTGTCATCATCACTCAACGCAGAATAAATCGCGTACCTATTCTGAGTGTCGGCACCAAGTACCTTGTCTACCAGTCTCAACTCAAGCCTCTAATTGTCGTTGCTCAAGGATCCGGTTCACTTTACGTTCCAACTCCTCCGTGGACACGTTGATTTGTATTGCGCCACCTTCAGGGCCAGATATTTCGGTTCTGTCGGAACGCCCCCATTTCTTTGGTTGTTTCCTTTCCAAGATCCATGCGGATGCTTGCCACGCCCCATTTTTGGCGGCGTTATCAATGTTCATGACGTGTCCGATGATTCCTTCAGCGTCTGCTATTTCGATTGCCTCAAGAAATTCAAGAAACGGTATTTCGTCTGATTGGGTTTGTAGCCCGGCTGCTTGGCGTTCTCGTTGTACTTTTCCTCTAGCGATCCAGTTGAAGAAACTTGTTGTGGATATTCCTACGGATTTGCATGAGTCGTCGATGTAGGCTCCTGCGCGGAGCATGGTGGTGATTGCGTTGAGTCGGTCGGCGTTGAGGAGTGTTTTGCGTCCTCGTTTTTCTTTGACGGGGGTTTTCTCTGTCATGGGGTCATGGTATCCGGGTTTAGGTGTATTGTCCGGCTGGTTCGGCTGCGAATTGGGCTTTGTGGGCGCTTGCGAGGCTTCTGCCGACTTCTATTTGTGTTCCTAGTGTTCTTATGCGTTCTTTGAGTGCCCGGACTTTAGCGGCGCTTATTTCGTATTCTAGGTTTTCGTCGCGGGTTTCGTAGTTGGCGATTTGTTTGCGTAGTTCCATGCTTCCTGTGTTGTCTAGGAATGCTCTGGCGTAGGCGACTTCGTATTTTTGTTTGGCTCTTACGGATTCTTCGTCTAGTTGGGCGTAGTCGTCTGTGGCTTTGTCTAGGTATCGGGATAGTTCGGCTAGGCGTTCTAGGGCTTGTGCATGGTTGGGCATCATGGGGTTAGTTTATCGGGGTTTAGTGTTGTGAGTTCGGTTTTGTGTATGAGTCGCGTGTTTTCTTTGTCGTAGGGGGCTGGTTCTCCTAAACCCCAAGCCTGTTCCATGTTGATCCATCCCCATACGTCTACTGTTTTGAATTCTATGTCGGGTAGGTGGGCGGCGAAAAGGATCAGGTTTTTGTTGAGTTGGTGGCGGCGTACAGCAGCGGATTGTCCTGTTCTGACGCGGCGAACTTCAATGTTTGTTCCGACATCGGGGACGTTTCGGTATTTGTTGTGATCAGTTGAATGCCAGTAGTGCCCCGGCCAATACCTGTTGGTGGCTTTAGCGACCGCTAACTCGCATATGCAAGCGGCTTGTTGCGCTGTCCGGTCATCTTCCATACGTTTCGGGTCATAATGGGCGGCGTTTCCTTTACCCCAGTTTGCTGTGAATCGTTCGATTCCGACGTGGCAAGCCCACGAGTATTCCCACGGGTCAAGTTCAATGATCATTCATTCCCCTTGTTTTTTGTTGGTTTCAGTGTGAAAGGTTTCCCGTTTTGTATAGCAAACCCTTCCGAACTCCACAAGTCAGGGATCTCAGTGAGAGAATCAAAAATTTGTAAAGCAACCGCCAACTCGTCAGCCCTACCCCTGTTGTACGCTTTTTCGAGCATTTTTATTAACGAATCAGCCCCACACTGACACAAAGAATCACACTGCGGGAACTCATTTTGGTTATCCATCTCAGTCATCCCACCAATCCTCCGATTCCGTGTCAATACAACGCTGACAAAGAAGCCGCCAACCCTGAAACGCTTCAGCGCCCGGACTGTGGCAACGCTGACAATTAACTACAACATCTTCCATACAGTTACCGTCACACCGGGGGTAGCATAGATTTTTAGTACCCTTAAATCAATTACTTGAGAATCATCCTGCCACAAATGAGCGTCAGTCAACCCATCCAAAACAGCACGAGTCAACTTGTCTATGTCGGGTCGGACAGCAGGCGTAGAGTATTTAGGTTTCAAAGGTTTATGTAACCCGAAAACCAACTCAACCCCAACGGGGCCTTCCATGTACGCTTCCCAATTTTGTTTAATTCTTTCACTCACACCAGTAGCCGTGATCGTTTTGCGCCACGTTTTTAATGTAGCCCCCGCTTGCTCAACCATCGCTACTTTCCCGTGTTTAGTCACAAAACCACGCTTAGAACCTTGAGGTGTCGGCCTGCCCACCACAGTGAACTTAATTGTCATGACACTAATTGTTTTTTCGGGCGATCAATCGTGTCACGCAAAACCTTGTAAACGGACTGCTCAGTAACCCCCATTGCGGCAGCGATCTCCCGGTAAGTAATCCGTTTACGTCTCAGTGACAAGATAACTTTTTTGCGTGTTTGAGATATTTCGTTTATTGCTGACTGGTGATTACGCATCAAATCAGTGAGTGCTTTCACCTCACCCAATTCAGGGTAATCATTTTCTATGTTTTCAGTAGATAAATTCATCATTTTCCTTTTTCTTGGGGTTAGTTAATCCTACACTCCCGACAGGTTGAATTGAACTTGGGTTAGGCGAATCGAAAGGTGTCGTTATCGTCAATTTTTTGTTTCCCACAAGCAGCCACCAATTACCACTTAAATCAGCGAACGGCGTGAACTCAGCCAACCATCCATAATGAAGCAACCACCCGTGTTCATACGATCTAGACCGATACGACTCAATAAGACCATGACAACCACTCGTGCCCGTACCACAAATCACCAACAAATTTGGGGGCTGGTTAATCCATGCCACATTCGTTCCACCCACTGAGCGAGGGCGGCGATGATGAACACTCATAACCCCTAAACCCCCATAACACACTTCACAACGGTTTTCGGCTCTTTCAATGAGAGCATCCCTATTGAACTCCTTCACGGTGTCTCCGTTTTTTTGACCGTTTTTTGAAGCAATTCCTTAACATCAAAAGGCATCGGTATCGCGTTAGCAGCGGCATCATTGAAAGACTGTCGCACAGCATCATCTGAACTCAACTGTCTCTGCTGCTTCCTCAGCACCCTCCACGCCTTATTTACATGGGCAGGCATCAAAGAATCAGTTGTTTCACTGTAATGATCAACGACCAGTCTTTGAGCCGTAACAAGTAACAAATCAGAATCCAGAGTTTGCGACCACGCAACAGCCCTAGCCTGAGCATCCTCCCGACTTGGTGGTTTTAACCTAACATCCAATGTCACGGCCAACGCCAAAACGGTAGCGGCCTCAGCGGGAGTCATGACTAGGCTCCAACTCCAGATAAGGATTACTACTCAAAATGTGGGCGGCCTCAACATAAGCCCGTGTCCCTGAACCGCTTCCCGTTGTTGGCAGATCGTCATCTTCCCAACGCCCAGCGTTTAACCACGTTGAAGCGTGAGCCGTGAACTCAGCACTGCGATTAGGGTCATCGGCATACCTGATAGCACCCTCAATAATCACTGAAGGATCCACTGACTTAATCACTCTTATCCAGATTTTTTTAGCCGCCTGCTTTGCTGCTTTTCGAGGGTAAACAAACCAAAACTCATCAAAATGATCATTCTTTGTATGAGTTAGTGTGTATAGGTTATTTATATGGGTATAAGTTAGTTCGTCACTGGCGGGGCACCCCGTGTCGTCACTGGCGGTCAGTGTGTCGTCATATACGGGGCACCCCTTATCACCTGTGGAGAACCGTTCACACACCAAATTAGCATCCCAATGGACGTGATACTCGTTGCTTGTCCAATCACCAGCGTCACTAACCCTCTGCGTCTCACAGAGGGCACCCACAGCCACTAACTCAGCCTTAGCCCTGTCAACGGTACTCTTACTTGCTTTTAACTGCTCAGCAAGCCTCTTTCGACCGGGAAAGGCCATTCCCTCAATGTCACCATGCTTCCTTAACAGTAAATACAGTCTAATTGCTTGAGCAGTCACATCAGAATGCAAAAGCCAATGGGGAACCATCTCAAATGGCCCCCTATCAACCACAATCATGACCCGTGTACTTTTTCAAGCACCGTATTGTAGACAGTAATCAACTCACGTTTAGATGCCGAACCAAGGTCGGCAGCCCTAATTTGTTCAGCGATCCCGTCGATCTCAATTTTTGTGCTTGCACCCTTGAGCAACTCAATAAAGTCAGGGACACGACCGTCATCGGCATGTTCACGATCAACAACATCTCCCAGACTCGCATCCGTGGATCCGGCATTGTAAAGTCCAAGACCAAACTGGTCGCCAAGATTCATAGCAGCCCGCTTAAACGCCTGAGATTCGGCGGTCTTGATTGCCATATCGTGAGCCTCTGACCGTGACGGCTGATTTGTTGCGTCACCAGAAGCCCACTCAGCGTAGATAACACCGTTCACAGTTATCTCACATCTAGCGCGGTATGCAACACTCCAACGAGGTTTCGCTCCTCCAACGGAAGGATTCTCGTAAATCATGTTCATGTCAGTAATGTTTTCTGACCATTCCGCAAACCCAAAAATCTTGTTCATAGTCCTACGAACATCCCACGCCTCAACGTAGGCGAAACCCTTACCATCTTTTCCAACTCGCGCCGGATCAATAGGCTTCAATAATTCGTTAACCTGCTCCTTTGATAAACTCATTTCGACACCTCCACAGAAAAGTTGATTCCAGCCGGTTCCACTTGGACACCGGGAATTATTTCTCCATCACCAGTCATTGCAACTAAACCAAGTAATTCGGTTGCTTCAATAGTTGTAGCGGATTTCAAAACAGACAATGACGGGGTAAATTTAATAATGACTGCTTCCGGCATATTGTCTTTTGCCCAAGCAAAAAAACTTTCCTCATCCGTTACTTTGAATTTGGCTTGCGTGGAACGGGACTTAACTATTCCATATGCCGTGTCAATAGATTTTCTGCCTATTTCAGAGCGTTGCTGTTGTGCATATTCAGTGAGAATGAACTCAAAGTATTCTACGTCTTTATCAAATTTGTGGTTGGCATTAAACAACCAAGTATCAATTCTTGTTCTCTCACTATCAGCGATGGACTCGTTTTCCCCCATTTTATTTCTTATGGATAAAAGTTTTCTCATCGCCCACGATGCTTGCGAATCATCTGTGACTTTGAATCGTTCACGATATTCGTCATCATCTGGTACTTCTTCAATATCAAAGTCGTACACGTTTTCTTCCGACATTATTTTCCCCTTACTCGTTGTAATTAACCCCTACTGTATCACGGGGGTTAAGTTATATGTCAACGGGGTCACCCCACCTATGACACAATATGAACACATCGTTGCAGACTCAATCCCCTCTCACGATATGAGTCTCCGATGTTGTGCGTAGGGATCCCGTTGGGGTCTTTCAGGATCCCTACGCACGTCAACTAGGCTTTACCCTTGGGACTCAACTTGACATACTCACGAATCAACTGAGAAGCCAGCGATGTATCTTTTTTGTTTTGGCGAGCAATCGCAACAACATCACGCCACCATTTTAGATCCTGCCTCACATCAGACTTCCTCGTAGGTGCCCAATCTTTGTGACGAATCACGCGCCCAACCTTGTAAACAAAACCTCGAATTGGACTCATCGCCTCTAACAGCGCACCACACAAAAGAGCCGTCGAAACAACCTGCTCCACACTCATACCTTTAGTCGTACCAGAAATAGCAGCACTCGTACCCAAAGACTCAATTTCAATACCATAAAAGCGTGAATTTCCCATGTCTTTAGGAACCGTAAGAAACTTCGTTACCCTCCAAGGGCCACCCCTACCAGCATGATAAGCACCGACCCCAGAAACCACTTGAACTGTACCGTCAAGATCAACAAGAAAATGGCAAGCACGGACAGGTGCGTAGGGATTTGTTTTCACAACCCAATTCAAAGAATTAGTTCCCGCAGTGTGATGCAAAATTATTCCAACAAAATTACTTTTACCCTTATAAGGATCAATTTTTGACGAATCCCACCCCGACACCAACTTGTAATTAACATTCCACTTTTTCAAAAATCCCTCAAGGCGACCCGGAGAAACTCTCATTCTCTAGGATCCTGAACCTCATCGCCCGTAGGGTGAGTGTTAGTAAACGCTAAACCACCAATGAACACGGCGAACGCGAGCGCACCAATTTGAGCCGCCACCTCTCCGGTAATTAAACCAAAAACTTGAAGTAAACCTATGGCTGGCATTGAAACGCCGTACAGGTATTTTCTCCACTTAGTAGGAATAGTAGGCATTATTTCTCCTTGATTTGTGATTTATTTTCTTCAACTTTAATAGGAGTAAAAATTGTTTCCCACGTCAAAGGATTGATTTCCCCAGTAATTCTTAAACCACGCGACTCTTGAAAACGTCGCACTGATTTACCCATCATAGTCCCAAAACGACCATCATTTTTGAACTCATCAAAGCCCAAAAGAATAAGGGCATCCTGAGCCATTTTAACCTGACCACCCAAATCTCCCTGAGACAAGGTGTGTTTCAACTCTAAAGATAAAGGTGAATGCCGGAGTTTTTCTAACTTACTTGTCTTAACAGACATTTTTTTTACAAGAGGTTTTTCAATCATTTCATCAGTCTAACCCTATTTCAACTCAGAAACCGCTTCTTCAATATCAATTTGCTTCAATTCTATAATGTCAACTCGTTTACTTAAATCATTTGTCATTTCCCACGTTTCCACGACTTTATCTTTTAGACTGTCACCACCATTACGTTGCAACTCCCCGTCAATACGGTTCAAACGCTGCATAACCCCCGGTGTGGCATCTCTACCCGGCTCCGCTTCCTCACCATCCCAATCCCTCTGGAATTTGCGAAACCATGTGAACATGTCTTTCATCTCATGAAAGATGTTTTTTAGAAACATCCGATAAAACAAACCAATAAAAGTCAGAAAGACAACCCCTGCCGCCGTCAATGCAAGATAATCTGAACTCATAAGAAACTTTCGTTAGAAGCAATAAATGTATGTATATAGTTTGACAGAAAAACAAGACACCAACCTAGTTTGTAGAAATTTATTTATGCTATTATTTTGGTATCGCCTACCCCTTTCGGCGTTGCGAGAACCCTCCACCTTGTATGAGCGTGGAGGGTTTATCGTTTCATAAAGTACAGCCCGGTTAGTGTCTAATGTGGAATAAGCGTTGCGCTATTCCATGTTATGTCGAATCAGTACCGTTTTTGGTATCGTCGTCCCCTGTCACAATCCCTGCGTACTCCTCGCGGGACTTTTGTTCACGTTCTGCACCCGCAGATTCAGAACTATCCATGATTACATTATTGAGAACGAGGACAGCACGGGATAGTTCACCTTCCCAGTCGGGAGTCCAAGGATGAAACAGAAACGTGGCCTTCACCTCAACCATATGGTCTTTGTGCTTCACGGAATCAATACTGTTAAGTGATAAACGCTCAGGGCTTAAAGCCCGTGGCTCACGGTATGGATTACCCATTGCGCTCCCAAGATCTGTATCAGTCCGGTGTGTGACCTATCGCCTACACGCCACCGTTTAATAATAACTCTATTTATACAAACCTTACACGTCACGAAAACATGTAAGGTTTCTGGCTAAAACTTAACAGGTCAAACGCCGCGCAGGACAGCAACAGCGACAACATATACCGCTGCTCGTTGTTTAGCGTTCATCGTTATACCGCTCATGGAAGCAACCTTGCTATTCGTGACCTGTTAATATCATTTATACCGGAGAAGTTTCCACCCAGAAGTATCTTGCCGTCAGATTGAATGGCAATAGTTTCTACAGTGCTGCTTGCACCGGTACCAGTGTTAGTCGTAAAAGCAGTGTCTCTAGTACCGTCAGTATTAAGCCGAACGATACGGTTAACAGTGACACCATTGAACGTGGTGAAGGAACCACCCATGAGTATCTTGCCGCCCGACTGGACGACAATAGTTTCTACAGTGAGGTCTGCACCGGTACCAGTATTGGTAGTAAACGCAGTATCTCTCGTCCCGTCAGTGTTAAGTCTGACGATACCGTTGACGGTAGCACCATTGAATGTGGCAAATTCTCCACCCACAAGTATCTTGCCGTCAGATTGAATGGCAATAGTTTCTACAGTGCTGCTTGCACCAGTACCATTATTGGTAGTAAAAGCAGTGTCCCTCGTCCCGTCAGCATTCAGCCGAACAATATAGTTGACGGTGACACCATTGAATGTGAAGAACAACCCACCCAGAAGTATCTTGCCGCCCGATTGGACGGCAATAGTGCGGACAGTGCTGCTTGCACCAGTACCATTATTGGTAGTAAAAGCAGTATCTCTGGTTCCGTCAGTATTAAGCCGAACAATACGGTTGACAGTGACACCATTGAATGTGGCAAATTCTCCACCCGCAAGTATCTTGCCATCCGATTGGACTGCAATAGTGAAGACAGTGCTGCTTGCACCAGTACCCGTATTGGTAGTAAAAGCAGTGTCCCTAGTACCGTCACTATTCAAACGAACAATACGGTTAACAGTGACACCATTGAACGTGGTGAAGGAACCACCCACAAGTATTTTACCGTCCGATTGGACTGCAATAGTGAAGACAATGCCGCTTGCACCAGTACCAGTGTTAGTCGTAAAAGCAGTATCTCTGGTTCCGTCAGCATTCAAACGAACAATACGGTTGACAGTGACACCATTGAATGTGGTGAAATCCCCGCCCACAAGTATTTTACCGTCCGATTGGACGGCAATAGTGCGGACAGTGCTGTTTGCTGCTTCTAACACAGCAAACACGGAAGTATCTCTGGTTCCGTCAGTATTAAGCCGAACAATACGGTTGACAGTGACACCATTGAATGTGGTTAAGGTACCGCCAACAAGTATTTTACCGTCCGATTGGACGGCAATGGTGTTGACAGTGGTGTCTGCACCGGTACCAGTGTTAGTCGTAAAAGCAGTATCTCTAGTACCGTCAGTATTAAGCCGAACAATACGGTTGACAGTGACACCATTGAATGTGGTTAAGCCACCACCCATGAGTATTTTACCGTCCGATTGGACGGCAATAGTTTCTACAGTGGTGCTTGCACCAGTACCATTATTGGTAGTAAAAGCAGTGTCCCTAGTACCGTCAGAATTAAGTCTGACGATACGGTTAACAGTGAAACCCCTTAATGTGGTGAAGGAACCACCCATGAGTATCCTGCCGTCCGACTGGACGACAATAGTTTGGACAGTGTTGTTAAAACCTGTACCGGTATTGGTAGTAAACGCGGTGTCCCTAGTACCGTCAGAATTAAGTCTGACAATACGGTTAACAGTGACACCATTGAACGTGGTGAAATCACCACCCATGAGTATTTTACCGTCCGACTGGACGGCAATGGTGTTGACAGTGGTGTCTGCACCGGTACCAGTGTTAGTCGTAAAAGCAGTATCTCTAGTACCGTCAGTGTTAAGTCTGACGATACTGTTGACGGTAGCACCATTGAACGTGGTGAAGGAACCACCCATGAGTATTTTACCGTCAGATTGGACGGCAATAGTGCGGACAGTGCTGTTTGCACCGGTACCCGTATTGGTAGTAAACGAGGTGTCCCTAGTACCGTCACTATTCAAACGAACAATACGGTTAACAGTGACACCATTGAACGCGGTGAAGCCACCACCCGCAAGTATCTTGCCGTCAGATTGGACGGCAATGGTGTTGACAGTGGTGCTTGCACCAGTACCATTATTGGTAGTAAAAGCAGTGTCCCTAGTACCGTCACTATTCAAACAAACAATACGGTTAACAGTGACACCATTGAATGTGGCGAAGGAACCACCCATGAGTATCTTGCCGCCCGACTGGACGACAATAGTTTGGACAGTGCCGCTAAAAAGGTTTGCTGTATCAAAGGTATCAAAAGAATAATCATTGTTATTGAGATTGTAAAAAGATTTCCACACACCAGCAACTCGAACCGAACCTGAAGAAACCTGCTTCCACACCCCACCGACTTTTACAGAAGGCACTGAATCCTTCCAAATACCAGCAACTTTAACTCTCATTATACATACACCAACCAAACATCCCCATCAGAACCTCCAGTAGGTACAGCGGTAGACATAGTAATTTGACGGACACCATTGGAAACCGCAGCAGTCGGAGACGCAACATTGGTGGTGCCAGTAAATGTCGGTGACGCAAGATTTGCTTTCAGGTCATCCGCCGTCGTAACAAACGCGGTACTCGCCGCTTGAGTTGTATTCGTACCAGCCGTTGCTGTGGCAACAGCAACAACCCCACTCGTAGCGTCAATATCCCCTACTGGTTTCCAAGGCATTAGATCATCTCCATATCATCAACCGCAATCTCACCATCAACACTAATTTCACCCGAAGGTAAACGCCCATCATCCCAACGGTATTCACCAACAGAATTGTCGTCAACGTCACGCGCAGGCTCCCCCAGCAGAATCCCGTTCACTTCCATGCCCGTGTGATTGAATGTGCTTCGCAGTGTTCCCATTACGACAACCTCCCTTGATAGTATGTACTGATCGTTGCGATCTCACCAGCGGTGAGTGCGCTACGGAACACGGCGACGGCAACAAGTTCCATGTCGGAATACGCAGTCCCACCGCCAGCCCCTCTACCGATCCGCAAAGGGAGCGCGTTAGCAAGACTGCCAACCGAGGATGTGGATGTGCTTGCGGTTGCCGTTGCGTTCGTGTAAG